AGCCGTAATGTCAATGAAAGCTGACATGCTTGCTCATGAATCCTTCCTAAGAACAGCAAAGAATCCTAATAATGTAAGAAAGCTGTTGCAGTTAATCGGCATAAACCTTAAAGGCCCCATTTCCGCTGCTGCGATGTCAAAGATATCTGGAACAGATCCAGGCCCACATACAATTCCTGCTTCAGCCCGTGTAGTAACTAAAGTTTCTCCTGAAGATGGTGAGCAGGTTAGCTACACTGCCTACACTACGACAAATGGTAAGATAGATAATCCCCTTTCGGATGGGTCCATAGAGCTAACTGGCACAGGAACTGAATGGGAAAATATAGTTTTAGTTGAAGGATCCTTTGCAACTGATGAAGGCACTTTCTCAGATGTGGATGTGGTGAAGGATATAACTCTTCAACAAGCACCAGTTGTAGAAGAAAGCATTCAGGTTCTAATAGGTGATGATGTATTTACTCAAGTGGAATCTATCCTTACTGTATCCTCCTCGGATCAGAAAGTTTTTGAGGTAATATACTCTGACGACTATTCCGCAAGAATAGTATTTGGTGACGGCGTAGCTGGTGTTAATCCTACTACAGGTAGCGACTACAAGATAATGTATAGAGTAGGTGGCGGCCAGAGAGGAAACACAAAAACAGGATTTATAAGTGAAACTATTACCACTTCTCTTGATAAGGAGTTGACGCTAGAAAACATAAAACCTTTCACGGGGGGCTCTAACGCTGAGACTATTGACCACGCTAAGAAGTATGGAAAGTTAGTCTTTAAGCAACAAGACAGGTTAGTTTCTCTTGAGGATTATGTAGCCTTCTGCAATACCTTTACGGGGCCTAATAGCACGCTCGCAAAGGGCGTAGCAGTCACCAGAGAGGCTTTTGGATCGGCCAACATAGTAGATCTATACATACTTGAAAAAGCCTCTGACACGCAGCTACAGAAAGCCTCAATAGCCTTCAAGGAGAGTATGCTGAATGAGGTAGAGAAGAAGAAGATGATGACGGACGAGATCGTCTTGGTCGATGGATTGATCAGAACCGTGGATCCTGTCGTTGAGGTTTCTTTAGATTCTAAGTTCAGTAATCTAGAGCCTACAATTTCAACAAAGGTTACTAGGGTTATTCTTGATTTCTTCGCAGTGGATAACAGGGAGTTTGGCGAATCCGTAAACATGGCGTCCCTATCCAAACAAATATTCAGTGAGGTTCCCGAAGTTAGATTCGCTGAGGTAACTAACTATCAAGATACTATCAGACTGGAGTTCAATGAGATTCTTCAGTTGAATAACTTTACAATAAACTTCAACTATGTCTAATCTTTATTACAAGAGAAACTATGTAGATGCTCTTAAGATAATTGTCCCTGATCAATACATTATAAAAGATGAGGGGGACAACCTTGAGACTATTGATATAGTAACTGCGTCTCTCTTCTCTGAGATAGAGATTATTCAAGGTTTCACTAATATTTTTCCATTGCAAGCTAACACAATTGTTAGTGGATCACTTGGATTTAGTGGAACTTACTTTACGGAGTTACCTGCGTATTTTGTAAAGACTAACGAGCTTAATGAAATAACACCTTCGGAGTTTCAAGTTGAAGTCCTAGAGGGACTTAATTACAACATTAGAGACTACAAAAGTGAGGAGGAGTTTAAGACTTTCCTATCAGGAACTTTACTCCCTAAACTAAGGGTAGGAACTTCCACGACTTTATCACCTTTGGCTAATAACACAGGTGACGCATTTGGGACAACTGACTCAGCAACTTTTGATTATCTTAAAAACTCTTTAGGCTTATTCTTCTTATTGAACTATGACCTAGGGGATGCAACTTATAACACAGCATTGTATGAGCATTTAACGACTCCAATGTCTAAACTGTGGAAAGGTGAACCCCTGTCAACTGAAGATGCCATCAAAGCTTTAAAAGAATATCTTTTCATTAATCAAAGTAAGATTAATGGGTTCTTCCCTAGTTTCTTGATGGATCTTTATGCCTCAGGAACAGGCCCTAGTGTCAGTGGAACCCAACAGCTTGAAAACATAAAGACCATAACTTCCATCATTCACTCTGATGGACAGGCTCAAAAAGACGATACCTATGTAAGGGACATATTCTTTGATTACTTTGACCCTAGCACAATAGGTAATACTAAAACAGACTTTACTGTAAATTACTCTTCTGCGCTAGGAGGTATTAGACTACTTGGAATTTTGCCAAATAGTTTGGTGGATCATTTAGGGTTTACAAAAGAAGGTAATTTTGGAAAGCTTTTACGGGCAGTCTCCTTGTTCATGTCTGATATAAACGATCAGGTAGTTACACTGGAGACTATAAAATCTATAGAAGAATGCCCAGAGGACTTCTTACCTTACTTAGCTGATCTTATTGGATGGAATTTATACACATCCAATTCTATATCTTGGAGAAGGCAGCTAAGAAACGCGGTCAGCCTCATAAGAAAGAAGGGAACAAAGGAGGGTCTAAAACAATTATTATCAGTTGTCCTCCCATCGATAGATTTAGACTTTGAAAATAACTACTCTGAATACTATGAGTCGTATGTACCAAATCTAATATACTATCTTCTAAAAACTGACTCCACACTTTTAAAGGATACTTCTAGCTGGACACAAACTGATGCTGTCCTTCAAGCGGGAGGGGAGTACACCTCAGATAATCAAGATCTGAACATAAGATACATTATCGATCATATTATTTTAGACTCTATCAAGGACTTCCCTTCCTTGTTCTCTGTTAGAGGCCGCCCTTTTGATATATCAGATCCTGAGTTTGTTTTTAATTATAGAGGTAGAGACTTTAAAGCACCTCCTTGGGAGTATGAAAAGTTTTATGTAGACTGCGACATAACAGAGGAGTATGTAGAGTACCTGAAAAATAAGCTTGTGTGCTTAGGTGTAACACAGGAAGGTGCCGAATCCTTTGAGACTTTTGTTTTGGAGAACACCGTTTCAGGAGTTCAGGCACCAGAGTTATACAACAACGGGTTCATGTTCTTAACTAAGAAATATGAGTTCCCTTTTAACTATAGAACAATTATCGATAGCTTTGAAAAGAGGAAGTTAGAGTTAACTACTTACTGGTCTGCTAAATCTTCTAGGTTCAATCTAACCTTGCAAGAAGGAACCACGGATGATAGTTTCTTTAAGGTTTCCGCATACTCTCAAGAAGACTTCTTTGAGGCGTTAAAAGCAACTAAAGACTTCATACCTGCCACTGCAATATCAAGGCTTCACGCTGATGTATCTCAAGCGGAAGGGTTAATCTCTGATGTTAAAGTTTTTCCTAGAGTTACAACACAACTAGATTCTCAGTATTGGGATGGCGGCATAGCATCGTATGTTGTCAGCGGTCTAGACATGCGCCAGAGCGTCGAGCTTTCTACTCTTGTTGGTAGTGCTGTTGATTCTTCATATGTGCATGACAGTAGATTCCAAAATGACCACTCTGCGTTACCTGTGTTTAGAAGAGAGAACACTGAGCTTGGTAGATTTGGAGGCATGTACTCTGACTCAAGTGGGCTGGGTCAAATATTCAATGTAAGTGGAGCGCCAGTTACAACAGACCCAGGTAGAATATCTAAAAGAAAAAGAGACTATAGTTACGGACTTAATAACTGTAACATTTATGATAGGGATGGATTTAACTCTCCTTCATTTAGAAATAAAGGCGTATCAGGAGATGGCCTAGAATGTATTCCTTTAGGGATGGAGTTAAGCACTTACACCTTCGTAGATGTATCATCACACACTAAACTACCAGAAGTATACAAGGCATGTGAGACTACCCAATCAAGTTCCTTAATAAACGGAGTGCCTACATCAGCCACTTTCCCCATGAGAGGTTTGGATGATTATAAGCATTCTTATCATAACTATGTCTACAGAGATGAGTTAGACGAATGTTATAGATTATTCTACAACATACTATACGGAATTGAATCGTTTAAAGTTGATGAGACTATAAAGCTCAACGACCACTTAATACCAGACATAAGTGTTAAGCTTAGAGAGAGTTTGATAAATGAGGCTTGGCAGAGCTTAACCCTGGACAGAGATTCCTTCTTCACCGCTGGTTTTGGTAGAGGAGTTGCGGAGCTTTACGGTAAGTACCTTAGAAAATTTGGGTATGAAATATCTCAAAAAACGATTGAAGAATTAGATGTTGGAGGCAGTTCGATACTGTCACAAATCTATGGCCCTATCGTTTACAACGCTAACATGTCGGTAGATGGATCTGCAATATCTAAGGTGCTTGATATATCAGGTAACGCCTACAACAAGAAAACAGAGTCCGTGTATGATTTCTACCCCATAGAAACGCTATCTTCCTCTGATGCCTTTAATGATGTTGACGATGTAGCCATGGGTTTCAATGAAAAGGGTACAAAAACTTTCATCTCTGGAATAGAGATAGTTGATGAAGAGTCGGCTAATCCAAAAAACAGAGTTATTTATGTTGATCTTTCCTCGGATGAAGGTGTGATCCCTGAAGGGGGACTTCTTTTATCTGACCAAGTTTTGATGATGCAAAACAGGTCGCAGTTCCCTAGGCTTAGATTCTCTACCGCAGAGCAAAATAATAAACTTTTGCCAGAATGCGAGTATACTCTTGACATAAGCTCCATCTTCGTAAGGAAAAACAATAACATAACTGGAGGATCTCAGTTCGGTGTAGTTGTAAGAACTCAGGTAGAGACTGATATAAATGGCAAGAGATGTTTCTGGGTGTGGACTCCTAATTACAAGTGGACTTTATACTACCCTGATGATTACATTTACTATGATATGGGTCAGCTATACAAGCTAACATTCCCTCATAGGTTCATACATGACCAAAGGCCCATAAATAATCTAATATGCGCCACCAAAGAGCTTGAGTACCAGTCTCTCCTTTCAATAACAAGAGATGATCTTGTAAAAGATAGCCTGAGATTCGCCACCTATAACACTGAGGTAAAGCCTAATTCTGATTACCAAAGACAGAATGGAAATGTGCATAGAGAGGATCAAGTTTACTTCATTGAAATACTTCCATGGAAGAGTCTTGAGCCTAATACATGGTGGACTTTAAACAGTATAAACTTAGTTAACGATACCTTAGCATTAAAAGCTCGTTATTCCACTAGCGGTGTCATAGAAGACTTCTCCTACACCAAGAAAAAGGATCCTGAAAAGAGAACAGTATTCCTATATCCAAATAATGAAGAAGTTCCCCTAGGAACTGAACTATCAATCGACGCCTCAGGAAATGTCACCACAAGAGAAGACGAACAGAAGGTAACCGCAGTTCTATCTTACGATAACAAAAAAACTCTCCTTGCTAACAAAATACAATTTAGCCAAGTTAGTGGTTTCATAGGACAATATAATACTCTATACGGAACAGGTCTTCCCTTTAACGGAGTCTTCGAGCAGACTGGGTATGATTACAATGAATTTAATGTAAGCGGTCTTTTCATTGTAGGAACCACCAAAGGAACTAATGTAGAGAAACAAATTGATATTAATTTCCAAGTAGACCCGAGAGATCTTTTAACAGCTTTTAGGTTCTTTAAAGACCAGTCTGACACAATCCAAGGCAGAAATCCTGTCAACACTTCTGGGACCTACGGTGAGAGTGGAGGAAACAGACAAAGCTACAGAGAATGGATATTTACTTTAGGAAGTGATGCCTCCAAGGCATTCGGTAGTGTAGAAAACTTGATAATCGAGAACTGATGAAAGGCTTAGTTAGAACTTACGAAATAATTGATGAAGCTCAAGAAGAAATTCTTTCTGAGTCTAACTTAATTGTTGATGGCGCTGGTGAGCATATAGTTGATATACTGACCACTAGCTTCATAACATCAGGAGATTACGAAAACTCTTACCTGAGTTCTTTCAGCGGCATACTTGATTGCTCAAACTTTGTTGTCCAAGCTGCTTCTTTCGGTAATTCCTACAAGGCTTACGGTTCTAATCTACTGGCTTATAAGAAACATAACTTTGCTCCAAACTCCTCCTCTTTGTCTGGAACAGGGTGGACAGTCGCTAATGTAAGCTCAGATGGGTCAGGACTTTTTAAGGTTACCAACTCAGCGGCAACCGCCAGGGTACAGCTTACCAGCGTAGGTGAGTATGTTTCAAGCTCCCTTTCTTCGATAGTTCCCATGACTGCCTCTGTTGAGGTTAAGTTTAATTTTGATGATCCTATAGAAATAAATACAGGAACATCTAAAAGACATACTAGCTTCCAGATGCTACACTGGGGGGCCTCTTCGACTGTTAATTTGGAATGGAGTAATGGTGGCGTCCCCAGTTTTACAGATTCATATCAAGACGGTTTCATAAAAGATCTTTTAGGAGGGTGGTATAGAATCTCCTTGAGAACAAAGACAGATCTCAGTGGAACAATACCCTTTGTAACAAAGGCACAAGAGCAATTAAAGTTCGCCATTTATCCAGCAGGACTGGGGGCAATACTTGAAGGAACTGACAGTAACGCAGGGGGCTCTCTTTACATAAGAAATCCCTCTGTAAATCTAGGATCTGTTCCAATTGATTACTATGTTGAAACAGGAGACGCTTACTATGGGTATGATGATGATGTAAAAGAATATCCTTTGTTGGCATCATCCATAGTCGCTGCTTCCGCTTGCGGAATATTTGTCATAAATAGCAGTGGGACCGTGACCAATGATGCAACTGGGTACAACGAGATCTTTGAGTTGCCAGAAGATCCTAACCCCGTAGACACAAAATTACAAACTAATACAGAAACTCCATACTCTGAGCAAACAGCCCTAAAAGCTAACCTGGGGCATAACATAAACTTCGCCTTGTGGGAAGGTAAAGATGTATCTGCCACTGAATTTTTAGATTACTTAGAAGAAGACTGGAGTTATGGAAGCTCTATTCCTGCTGCTAGAGTTCACGAAGACATTAGATTTTATTCATCCTATGCACCCTCATCGGCCTCTGGATTTGATTATCACTTGATCACAGGTATGGACTCTTATGATTCTCCTGTAGCAACTTTCACTCCAGCGGCAGGACTGTACACAGTTAATGCTCAACCAGACAACGAAGATGTAAAGCAGCCCGTTAATCATGAGGGGTTTGTCAGGGTTGTTCATGCAAGCTCTAACATAGGAGGAGCTTTCTCTTTCCCCCCTGATCTATCAGGTGAGGCAGGATTCTTATCAGCCACTTACGAGACTAGTCCTAGCGCGGGCGTGCTTCTTTTTGATTTTAAAGCCACGCCGTTAGACGCAAGATGGATGAGCATGACAGGTGGAGTTCAAACCCTGGGTCTTTATGTTCTGGACTTCAAACAGATGATGAATAAAGGATATACTTTCCCTTTTGATTTTGAAAATAAAGATCAGCCTCCTATTTATAAGCTTTTTGCTAAAAAGGTTTTCCATTATCCTTTTGCACATGTTGGAGATCTTGGATCTAATAGCGGGTGGGTAGTTTTGCCTAGAATTAAAGGGTACACTTGGAGGATTGATCTATGAACGGATTAGTTACAATAACTAAAGTTTACGATGACAGGGAAGAGGTTGTTGTAGAGAATAGTCCAAACACGATAACCTTGGGCATGGGAATGTCAATAGCAAAAGTATTAACCGATGACCCTGGGGACATTCTTGAGGATTACCAGTTCGCGTACTTTCAGATAGGAACTTCCGCACACGATGCTCTTGGAGGATTTAGTAGTGGCGACTTCTCTAATTCGGTAGAAAGAACACGGTCATCTTCCATATATTCTCTTAAGGAACCTCTATCCTCTGTCGATCTTTACGGAGATGAGACTGAGATTAATGTAGTTGAAAGAAAAATATACAAGAACAAGTATCAGTTTGTTGATGTAAACAAGGTCACCTTAGAGACTGAGAAACAAGTTGTAGCTCGTATGCCAGAGAACGCAGTTACTTTTTACAATGATGGCATACTCAGAGTTAAGTTTCGTATAGATAAGGATGGGGCTGTAAACCAAACCATAAGAGAGGTGGGTCTTTTCTGTAAAAATATATTTAAAGACTTGGACGAAGACAAGCCTATATTGGCAGCGTACAAGCCAATCTATCCTGGCATATTGAAAACAAATGATTTCTACTTGGATGTAGAGTGGTCCTTTGATCTAAGAAATAGTTCTGACCTATCCAAATCCCTTCCTAATGTAATGGCATTTCACCCATCTGTGATGCCTTCACAAGATGGAGATAACTTTAAAAACATAGCCACTGTAAGTGGGTTTACTTCGAGCTATGATGTTTACAATGTAATCATAGAAACGGTAACACCTACCACCCATAATGGTTACTTGTATTACAACCTAAAAGGAGACGCTGTTAATGAAAAAGATTACGAGATAATCGACATTAACAAACAGTCTCCTGTATTCATAAAGGAAGG